AAGACCATAAAATTGTAGAGCATCGTTATCACGAGTCATTATCAAAATGTCTTAAGGCCAAGCGTTATGCTATGAAGGACAGAAACTCTACAGATAGAGTTGTGTTTAAATGTATACAATCTAAGGCAAACGTAGAAATATACATGGGAGAAAAGAAGATAACTTCTTTAATATTAGAATGAAATGGCTAATACCTTTTTTGTTTTTAATTACAGCTGCACAAGCTGATAGTATTACAACAGGTAATTTACTTCCAAATGCAAATGATGGTGTAGACTGGGGATCTACTTCTACAGAACAAATTAATCCAGGTAGTTCTGGCACAGTATCTAATGGTGCTACATTAAATGGGTTT